CCTCGGGCCTAGGCGAGGCCGGAGCGGCGCCCTCCTACCTCACTCACTGCGCCGATTGCGACGAGCCTTTTTCGAGCCTGCGGATAACTACAATGGATGGGCATTGCGTTTGCTCAGTGGCTTGCGAGAGCGCGGTTACGCGATCGGGTAAGCTCTCGTCTCGGTGATGCGGTCTTGTGAGGGGACGGTTACCGGTCTAAGGGGAATGGATCTCCCTCCCGCTGCTTGCTTCGGCTTGAGCGCGGGAGGGAGGTCTGATAACTGAATACTCCTGCCTGTGGAGATCATACCCATCGCGCACTTGGGACTGCCCCCGTTCAACCGTGTGTTCCCAGAAATGCGATAGTTCCCTATCTTCACAGGCAGGGCTTTACTTCCCGTGGGGGTCACTGGGAGAATGGGCGCCTTGGTCAGCTATATTGACTAAGGCGCCCTTCCTGCGTTTATGCCTGGTTTGCGCCTTATCTCGAATTGGGAAAATCAGCAACAGTTACTATCGTAATTGTGAGTCCATTAGCCTGATGGAAGGAATGGACGGAATGGCAATTGCCAATTGTAAGAGGATCTCTCACGACATCGGCGCCGATGTTGACTTTTTGCGACTAGGCGAAGATGGAGACAATCGTCTTTACCAGGTCCGAGTTAACGAGCGTATAGATGGAGAGATGATCATTGCTCGAATGGGGACTAGTTGTAAGATCATATTTCATCACGATGGCAATGAAGAGACCATTGTATTTCCACTTGTAGATCCCGACAAATGGATGGCCGAATCACACAATGCTCTTCATTACATGATGCAGCGTTTTTATCCCGGTTGTGTAATTCGCTGGTATCACAGAGAATTGGAGACGCCAATTAATGGCTAGTGAAAATCTAGAGCATTTCCTAAAGATTGCCAATTGGATAGAGGAAGCAGAGTCACACCATGTGGTGAACAGAATTGAACTGGCAGAGAAGATAATTGTTGAATTGCTTCCACATTACATTATCAATAGCAACTCAAAGGATGAGTCATTGGATCAATCTATCGGAGAATACAGAAGAATGTTTGGAGTGGATCTTGCGCCTCTGTAAGAAATTCCGGAATATCAAGATTGATGAATCTGGACTTCTATTGGTATCCATATTGGCGGCATTGATAATCTCTACCTTGCTAACGGGGGTCAGCAGGGCAGTCGGCTGGATCTAGATGAAAGGCCTGAGTTGTGACAAGCAAGAGACGTAGGGCAACGAAACGTCGTCGTATTGAGAACTGTCCTCCCGAACGCCTGGAGCGCTTTGCTAAGGTCCTCGCAAACCAGGGGTGTTACGTCGAGTACCCCGGAGACCTTCAGGACGGCAACGAGCGTGATATGGGCGCTGAGTACATCGCGTCTATCGCGGAACAGCGCCCAAGGACGAGCGGCCATGGTTATCCTGGCGGAATTTCTGATTGGGATCAACCAGAAGTCCTGTGGCATACCTGGCGCGGTATTCGAACGAAATCAATAATCCTCCCTGACTGGATGGGACTTCCTCTTTTGCGCCGTCTAGTCAACAGGCTAAAGGACGAGGCTTCTCGGGACAAATCGGACGAATCGCATCCGGTAAGCTAGGGCTTGAGCGATTCAGGCCCGCTCATCTGGTAAAGGGGAAATTGGCGCTCTCATTATGGCATGCAATGGGGGCGCCAATTCCCATATTTGGAGGAAATTGAATGAGTAATTCAGCGGGTGCCGGATCTGAGGCTTTTGATCCCGGTGATAAACATAAGCCGGTAAAAGGGAGGCCTGTCAGACAGAGATACGCACCGTCAATGCCGGATATCCCTGAAATGCCGGAGATTCCAATTCCCGATGGAACGGAATTCAGCCTAAAACTTCCGCATCAGCGTTGGGAATATCAAGCAATTCCGATCACCACAAAAATTGATGACCTAAATGCTTTGGGTCGCGATAGATGGCAGGTTGCTGCTACTTATCGCGATCTAGCAGCAATTGATGCCTTCCTGATGATTCGAGAATTGCTCGACGAGGATGCGGATCAGTCGTAATTGGCTAGGGCACCCCTTTGCTCGAATAGCGCAGGCCGAAACGATCACGCTGGGCCCGGTAGGAAAGATTGCGCTTGGGAACAACATGCCAAGCAGAGGATGGGAGCAATTGAAGGCTCCTGGTGCCAGGGATGATTTGAATGGGATGCCCTGGGCGGAACGCAACCGGCAATATGGCGGGTACCCGTTTCCTACCGGGCAGATAGACTCTCCTGACTGGATGCTTTGATAGGGGAGGATGAATGGCAAAGACTAGCCTTTACAATGGGTACATTCGGGGCAAGGCGAGGGCGATCAAGCTGGGCCCGAATAACCCCGCAATTGTTATCGCGGGTAACCTCTCGCAGCTTGAGGCTGAGGCTAAGACTCGTGCGCACGTGACCAAGGGCACTATGCCCGCTGTTAAGCTGGATGGGCCTGCCCGTCGTGCGTCTGGAGTTAAGGGACGTCGAGTGAGTGGCGGTATGCGAATCCGTGGCGGAGCGGTCTAGGATTCAATGGCCAAAGCAATAATCAAATCTGCGCTTTACAAGAAGGTCGGATGGGCCCCGCACTCGGCGCAACAGAAGCCGCTGAGAAGCGGGGCCCGTTCTCGTGTTGTAGCTGCCGGACGTCGATTTGGCAAGTCTGAGCTTGGCGCGAATGACCGACTTCTCCCAGAAGCCTTTCGGACTTATTACAATCGCGAAGCTATTCGAGACTCCGGCAAACGTTGGGAGTATTGGATTGTCGGTCCGGAATACACGGATACTGAAAAGGAATTCCGTGTGCTCTGGAATAACCTCAAAAAGCTTGGTGTGCCATTCGACAAGAAGTCGGAGACCGACGGCATTGGTAGCCGTTACAACGCTGAGTCCGGCGATATGTCAATATCACTTTGGGGAGGAATGTATTATGTCCAAGGGAAGTCGGCCAAGTATCCGCAAACGCTCATTGGTGAAGGGCTGCGAGGAGTCGTACTTGTTGAAGCTGCGAAGCTCAAGGAATCGGTTTATGACAAGTACATCCGGCCGACACTTTCCGACTATCGAGGTTGGCTATTCGCTGGATCGACGCCAGAAGGCAAAAACTGGTTTCACAGAATGTACCAACGGGGCCAAGACCCTAACCGTCCAACTTGGGACTCTTGGCGTTTTCCCGCCTGGGAAAACCCTTTTGTGTACCCAAAAGGTGCAAGCTATGAGTCAATTGAAAAAGCCCGAGAGTATCTACGACATGATGGTCTCACTCCAGCGCGCATTGATGCTCTTGGGATCGACCCCGAAATAGCTGAACTCCTGGAGGACATGAGCGAAGAAAAGTTCAACCAAGAGATTGGTGCGGACTTCAATGAATACGTTGGCCGGGTATTTAAGGAATTCGACGAGGATGTACATGTAACGGATCTCGAATACAATCCGAATTCTCGTTGGTTTACTTGCGCCGCAGTCGACTACGGATGGACAAATCCATTTGTCTGGTTGCTGATTCAAGTCGATACCTGGGGAACGGTCTATGTTCTCGACGAGATGTACGAATCAAACATGATGGTCGACGAGGCAGCAGTGGAGATCCGCGACCGTGGCCTGGCCCCAGCGAGCATGGTGGCCTTTTACCCAGACCCCGCGTCGCCCGGTGACTCAGCGCTGCTTAGCAAGCTTCTGAGAGTCTCCTCCCGATCGGGCACTGGGGGTACGATTCAGCAGCGGCTAGATCTAATCCGCAAGGCGTTGAAGCCGATTCCTTCGCACTTGCCAATTGGACATCCTGAAAGGCAGCCGAGGCTGCTGATCAATCGTAAATGTAAGAACACAATTCGAGAATTCGGCGCTTATCGGTACCCAGAGAATAAGCGCGAGCAGGATAGCAATGATCCGGAGAATCCATTGAAGAAAGACGATCATACGCCTGAGGCTCTGGGTCGATTCTTCGCTGGATACTTTGGCCTGGGGACATTGAAGAAAAAGCAGAGTCGAATTTCCACAGCGAGGATGGGATAAAAATGGTCCTTGTGAAGCCGAGTCCTTACGCGACTGTGGCGCCATTTCTGGAGACTGGCGATCTTCCCTCTTGGGTGCCCGATATTGAAGAGCGGACAAGGGTTGCTAGTTACGCCTTTTACGAGCGGATTTGGAGGAATGTACAGGATGCGTTCAAACTAGTCCAACGCGGCAGCGAAGATAATCCAATCTACATACCTTCTGCTAAGAAATGTATTGATGCCACAAATAGATATCTTGGCGTTGGATTCAATTGGACCTTGTCTGGCGGATCAGAGGCCGATAGGTTGCTTGCTAGCGATGCCATTGATGTATTGTTCAAGCGCGAAAAATTCCGATCTAAATTCTCATCATTGAAGCGATTTGGTCTAATCCGTGGCGATGCCCTATGGCATATTGTCGCTGATTCTACTGCGCCGGTTGGTCGTCGGATTTCAATGCACGAATTGGATCCGTCAAAATATCACCCCATTTACGACCCGGATGATATTGATAAATTGACTGGCGTACATATTGTCGAGCAATGGGTT